GGTAGCGCTCTGGATCAGACGCACCGCATCGAAGGAAGCGCGAAGATCGATGTTCATGTTAATGCGCCGGCTGGCACCCATGTCCGCGCGCGATCGGCTGGTCTGTTCAAGCAAACGAGGTTGACTCGTCAGACGCAAATGCCAATCACCGAAGCCGGGCCGGCTGGCCCGGCCTCAATCGCGTGAACGCCAATGGCCACCATCAGAGACATTCACAATCCCTGGCGTGACGCGCTTCTTCCGGCCATGTTCGCAGGCGTGCCATTCTTCTGCGACACCGGAGTCCGCGAAACCGGGCGTCGCGCTGTAATCCACGAGTATCCAAAGCGCGACATTCCATACGCAGAAGATATGGGCCGCCGCGCGATTCAATACTCCGTCCGCGGCTATGTGATCGCCTACGTCAAAGATTCAGGCTTCAGCCTCGTGACCGGTGATTTCAGCGTGCAGCCTGTCGGCGGCTTCGCCGCTTCGCTCTACATGCGCGATTACCGGATCGCCCGCGATCTCTTGCAAGCACGGCTCGACGATCCAGGCGAAGGCGTTCTGCAACTACCAAACATGGCGCGGGCTGGCGTCGGCGACATTCTGACTTTGACCGCGGTATGCTCCGGATATCGAATGACCGAAGAGGACCGCTTAGGCGGTTTCTGCGTCTTCGACATGACCTTTGTTGAATACGGGCTCATCAATCTGACACCTCCAGCGCCAGCCGTTACGCTCCTTCAGCAACAAGCTAACGGCCTCTATACGCTCGTGACGCAAAATCTCAATTCTCCTACCGCTATCAGTGGCAAGGCCACGGTCACCCAGATACAAGGTGGCTTCACTCCAGCATGAACCGCATCGGCCTGATATGCAAAAGCAAGACTCCCAAGAGGCGGCGCCGATCGTCGACGCGGTGCTCGAAGAGTTGCTCGGACAGGTTCCGTCGCAAGGAATCACCGGCGCCAACTTGCGGATGGCGGCCAACTCCGTTCGTGTTAACGCTCTATTCCTGTTAGGCATTGATTCGATCGGGGCGCCGTTGCAGAACATCTTCCAGCTTGCTCAAGCGACCGGCGCGACGCTCGCGCAGATGGAACAGGTTCGTGCCGTCGCGTCCGCCTTCTCGCCGATCACGGTCGGCGCGATTCTCGTCCGCGACTCCCTCGTTCAATACGCGCTCGCCACCGAGGGGGCGATCTTGGCGACCGTGGTGTTCACGAGTCGAGACGATGTCGAAGCGCTGCGCCCCGTGATCAACGCGGAGTTTGCATCCGCCGAGGAACTGGCCGCCGACGCGATGGATTCTGTGACCTACCAGTCGATCGTTAGCCTTCACGCTGCGATGAGTTATTTTCTGACGCAGACGGCGCAGCCGTTGCCGCGCATGCTCAGCTTCGCTTTTGCGGCGCCGCAGCCGACGCTCGTCACGGCTTACAAGCTTTACGCCGACGCCTCGCGGGCCGACGAGCTACGCGATCAGAACAAGGTGATCCATCCCGCATTTATGCTGCCGACCGGTCGGGCTCTATCGGCTTAGAGCATGGCAACCGCGTACGTCTACCAGCCCCAGCCCGGCCCGGTGCAATCTCCGACCGCTCCGCCGACTCCGAATCCGTATGAAATCGCGACCATCGTCACGGCCTACGGCGAGTGGACGGCGTGGGAGTCGGTATGGGTGCAGCACAGGTGGGCGGATTCATCGGCGCTATTTCGGTTCACGACCGCCGAATTTTCTCCGATGCCAACAGCTTGGACGCACCTCAAGCTTTTGCCGGGCGACAGCGTTAACATCATCCTGGGCGGCCAAATCGCCATCCAGAACGGCCTAATCATTGAGCGGCAAGTCGGCTATGACGCGACCAATCATTCGGTCCAGCTGTCCGGGCGATCTATGACTTGGATTGCGGCCACGTCGAGTGTCGATCCGCCGCGTAGCTTCGACAACATGGGTATCGTCGACGTTGCTCAAGCGGTGTTCGGTCCCTACGGCGTCGGCGTGGTGACGATCGGCTCGCCAGATAACTCGATATTCAAAAATCTGCAAAGCCAGCCCGGCGAATTCAATTGGGACTTCGTCGAAACCCACGCGCGGCCGCGCGGCGTCGTTCTCGGCAGCGATCATTTGAGCAATTTTCTGATTATAGGCGATCACGTCAATCCGGTGATCGCCACGCTACAAGAGGGCGTCAACATAAAGCGGATGAATTGCTTGATCAACATCGAGAACGCCTATGGCATCTATGGCGCCACGGCCATTGGCTCCGCTGGGAGCGACGATCAATGGGGTTCTGACATAAGCGATTTGCGGCAATACGCGCAGGGGCAGGGACCGGCGAACCGCAACATTCTGGTTCCGGCGCCGTCTTCGATTCAAACGATCCCTGACGTGCAGAAGATGGCGCACAACGAGGCGAAGTGGTCCGACGGCACCAAGATACAAGCGAGCGTCGTCGTGCAGGGATGGATGCAGCCGGGGACAAATCAGCTTTGGCGCGCGGGCGACAATGTAAGCGTATGGTCGCCGATGGCTGTGATTAACAATCAAATTCTGAAGATACAGACAGTCACATTCACTCAGGATCGCAATTCCGGCACCGAGACGACGCTCGATCTCGTGGTGCCGTGGCTCCTTAACGACAAGATACAAGGCGCCGTCACGCTGGTGGAGGACCCCCAGAATATCACCGACACCGCTGGCGGATTCAGAAATACGTTGCAGTCGGCACGCCAGCAACAACGGGACACGCAGACACCGTAGTTTGGAGGACTCCATGCACCGCGCGACACAGCTTAACATCGCTCTCCGTTCCTTCACCGCTGGCGGCGCGCGCTCGGTCGTGCATTCGGCCGACGATAGCAAGCTCATGCAGGAGATGGGCGGCAGCATGATGTCGGGCGAATCGCGCCAGCGGATCGAAAGCCCGCAGAATTATGGTTTCACCTCTGTCGTCATGGACGCCGATCAGGACGGCAAGAAGGGTGCGGAAACTTTTATCTCGTTCATGGGCGGCGGCCGATCTATTCCTGTCGCCGGCAATATGGACGATCGCCGGCATCGCCTGCAAAAGCTGCAAAAGGGCGACGTGGCGATGTTCCGGACGAAGAGCGATCAACAACAATTCCACCTAACGCAGGATGGAGGCTATTGGAGCGCGCCCGACAGCAAGACCGTGCGTATGCAGCTGGTTGCCGCACAGCAGCAAAGCGGCAGCGGCAGCGGTGGTAGCGGAAGCGCGCGCGATACCAGCGGGGGCACCTCCGGTGGATCGAGCGGCAGCGCAGGCGGTCAGCAGAATGGTCAGCAAGCGGTCTACAAGAACGGCCAGAATTCTGTTCAGTTCGTCGACGTGACGAAAGACAAAACTCGGCTCTCGGGCAACGAAGCCCATCTGATGCTCAGCGACGGCGACAGCTACGTGCATTGCACGAGCCAGAAAACCTATCTCGGCGGCCGATCCGACAAGCACCAGTTCGCTTTGGTGTCAACAACGCAAGGGCCAGCCTATAACGTCTATGCGCGCATCGGCGGCAAGGCCGGCGACGTTGCTGATGATTTTGTCATCGCCGAGCCGCGTGAAGGGCCGAGCCCGGCGACGGCGCTGGCCGTTGTCTTGGCGCTGCTATTAGGCGTCTCGCTTGGAGTGAACTACAGCGCGCTCTCGACGAGCGCTTGGCAGATCGCGAGCCGGTAATGCCAGACATCAGACTCGTTCAATATGGCGGCCCACTCAATTGGGGCATCGACTGGCTGTTGCTCGACGATGGCACGCTCGATGACACTCAGGCTTTGACGAGCGCCGTCATCGTCGCGCTGGCGACCAACAGGCTGGCGCTCACCAGCGATGTGCTGCCCGATCCAGATTCGACAGACCGGCAAGGATGGTGGGGTGACCTCGATGCGGCGGAAATTTGGGGAGGCTGGCAGATCGGCAGCAGGCTTTGGCTCTTGCGGCGCGATAAGATCGTCGGCACAGGTGCGCGCGAGGGGGCGACGGTGACGCGTGTTGAGCAATACATTAGAGAAGCAATCCAGCCATTCATCGATCTGAAAGCCGCGACCAATATGTTCGTCCAGGCAACGCGCGTCGGGTTGGAACGCATCGACGCGATCGTGCGGCTTTATCGAGGCGCGGCTGTTGCCGTCGACCTCAGATATCAAGTCCTCTGGGATGAAATCCCGATCCGCGCAATCCCATCACCGTATCCGTGAACTATGCCCTGGTCCACGCCTTCCCTTAAGCAAGTCCGCTCATTCGTACGCGACAGCGTTACAGCCAATTTGCCGGGCGCCGACGCGAACGTGCCCAACAGCGTGCTTCGCGTTCTTTCCGATACGATGGGCGCGCTCTGCCAGCTCGTGCTGCAATACATCGATTGGTTGGCAGACCAGCTTTTGCCGGACACGGCCGAGACGGTTTGGTTGGATCGGCACGGCCATATCTGGCTAACCAATGCGGACGGTTCGACCGGGCGCAAGCTTGCAACCTTAGCCAGCGGCACGGCAGATTTCGTCACCTCGCTCGGTAGCGTGAGCGTGCCGACCGGCACGCAACTTTCCTATAGCACCGGCGTCACCTATCAGACGACCGCAGACATCTTGACCGATCCGAACGGCGTGCCTACACCGGCACCGATTGTCGCGATCGACACTGGCTCCGTCGGCAATCTTGTTCCAGGCACGTCGCTCGCATTGGAATCCACGCTCACCGGCAGTGTCGATGCAATCACGGTTGTCGAACTCTATGGTGGCACCGATGACGAGACCGACGACGAGCTACGCGCCCGCATACTGCGCCGCATTCGTCAACCGCCGATGGGCGGCGACGCGGCCGACTATGAGGCCTGGGCGCTCGCCGTTCCTGGCGTTACGCGCGCGTGGTGCGCTCCGCTCGAAATGGGAATGGGCACGGTGACCATCCGCTTCATGATGGACGACCTGCGCGCTGCCAATGATGGATTTCCGCTGCCGGAAGATATCGATGCCGTTACAGCTTACATCAATAGCGTGCGGCCGGTTGCAGTGAAGGATTTTTTCGTTGAAGGTCCGATACCGTATCCGATCAACCTGCGCATCAGCTATCTCGATTCCGATATCGCCTCGACCCGTGCCGCAATTGAGCAGAGTCTATTGGCTGTCTTTCTTGTTCGCGCAGTGCCGGGTCAACTCTGGTATCGCTCTTGGTTGGATGAAGGCATCGCCAATGCGGCGGGCGTCAATGCCTACGATCTCGTGGCTAGCGATGTGCCGATGCCGGGGCCGGGTTACATGGCGGTGCTCGGCGACATGACTTACGGGTGACCAAATGGCGGATCGGCACGTCCGCCGCACTGGCAGCGACTATACCCAGGCTTTGCTGAGCCTGCTTCCGTTCGGCCCGGCGTGGTCGCGCGATCCATTCAGCACGCTGGTGATGACATGCACTGGTCTGGCAGATTATTGGGGTTACGTCGACGGCCGCGCGGCTGATCTGCTTGA